ATAAAGGGATAAAAAGAGAAGAAAGTGAAATGAGGAGAATAGAAGATAAATACACAAAGAACAAATCACATTCAACCAACCGAAAGGTTGCTGATATAACTAAATTACACAAAAAAAATTCTAAGATGACAGATAATGAAAACGAAGAAGGAACTGAGACTGAAGGCGAAAGCCAAGAAGACGAAAGTTCTGAAACCGTTGAAGCAAAATCAGTTGAGATGCTTAAATCTATTTCAAACGAATTGAAGTCCATGAACGAAAAATATGATGCTGTAGCAAAAGACAATGTAGACATGAAAGCCGAACTTTCAAAGATTACAGATGCTTTAAAGCAACCAGTACACAAATCCATGAACGTCAATACTAATGAAGAAGATAATAAAGCAGCTAAAACTGAAGGAAAATCTGTTGATCCTTTAGATCTTTGCTAAAATGGGACAAGCATTCACAGGTAACATGGACGGACTGGACTTCCAGGACGCGTATTTTACATCGTTCGCAAATCTTAAAAGCAAAACTAGATACTACGATCCAGTAGGTGGAACTGATTTGAGGCTTGATGCCAATATGAAAGCTACCACTACTGAACAGGGTGGACCAGGAACTGCAGGCTATGCAATGATTCCGGTCTATTTATCTCCTATGCTGATTGATCAGACTAGGAAGAGAACACCATTAGTTGAGTTGATTCCTCGAGTTACAAACTTGGGAATGTATGCTGACTGGAACGAAATCACTGAAAAAGGTGCAGCCTTTACTGCATACGAAGATGCAGCATGGGGAGAAGCTAACGACACAATGGATCGTTACTCTACGCCAATTAAGTTCCTTTATTCGGTTGGTCGAGTTACTGGACCTGCACGAGCAGCGCAACCTGCGTTCGTTCTTGAAGGTTTTCAAGGTACTGGTTCTGGGTTAGGTGGAAGCGCATTCGGAAACGTTGCAGCCTCTAACGCTATGCAATTAAGAGTTCTAACTGCAGCAAGAGCACTAAAGGAATTGGAAGAAAGTTTGATCGTAAATGGTGACGCAGACACAGACCCAACAGAGTTCTCCGGTATCGTAAAGTTACAGGGAACAACAAATCAAGTTGATTTGGACGGAGCAGCACTAACATTCGATCACATTGAAGAAGCAGTTCAGTATGCATTTGACGACAGCGGAAACGTTAAGTTGGCAATTGGATCCAGTTCTGCAGTAAGAGACGTGCGAAAGATTATATTGGATACATTCCGATATTCTCCAAGCGATGTCCCTTCAGGCGTATTGCCTTTCGGTGTACCATCTGCGGTATTACTTCAAACTATGGTCGGACCAATACCATTGATCCCATCACAATATTTGAGCAATACTAGCGGCGCAAAACAAATATACTTCCTTGATACAGATTACATCGAGATGCGTGTACTACAAGATACGACATACGAAGCATTAGGTAAAACTAACGATTCGGATAAGTTTTATTTGAAGCAGTACCAGTGTCTAGTGATGAAAAATCCAGCTTTCAACAGTTTTATAGACGATATATTGTAAATAAATATTTTTTATTTTTTTAATTTAAATATTCTCGGCCGGAGAATAGAATAAACGGCACTGGAGAGGTACTCATAACTAAATGAAAATGGAGGTAAAAAATGACAGTAATAGTAAGTGAAGATGATTGCACAATCAAGACTATGGCACCTAACGCAGGTGTAACAATGATTCAAGTAGTTACTGATGATACCGCAGTAGGCGGAACAGATGATGTAACTGTGGATTTAAGTGTCTATGGATGTACAAATGTTCATGCAGTTATGGTTTCTGATGAAACAACTACTGGTTCAGTAGTAGTTAATCAAGATCCAACAGCCACAAGCGTATCTAGTTCAACTTTAACAGTTGATTTAGGCGGTGGGGATACTGGTGTAAAAACCATTCTTATTTGGGCCTATTAGTTTGTCTTTTAACATAAAATGGTAAGAGACGGAACAGTAAGCGGAGATATGTACGGCGAGAGGATCTATCACGACTCGGTGACTTTTAGTCAAGGAGTAGGTTATCCAAATGGTGAAGGTAATGTTTGGTATGTAGATGGTACGAATGGGACTACTGGGGGAAACGGAAAATCTTGGGGAAATGCATGGAGCACAATCCAATTAGCCGTAACCGCAGCAAGCGCAGGAGATACAATCTTTGTAACAGCAAAAGCACTAACTGATTTTACAGGTGACCCAACAAGTTATGCCGAGACAATCATAATTCCAAACGCGACAAGTAACTTGTCGATTATTGGAGTTAGTCGAGGAAAGACTCAGGGTGGATTGCCACAGGTTAAAATCGGAACAGGTTCAACAGTTATGCTAACAATTAGAGCACCAGGATGTTTAATCGCAAACATGGGCTTTAATGGAGCAGGTTCGACTGGTGGAGGAATATTATTGGATGATGATTATGCAGCGAAAGCAGCATTCGGAACATCGATAATTAATTGCCACTTCAAGAATTGTAAGAGACACGCTACAGACGGAACAAAGGGTGGAGCTATCAACTGGACATCGGCAGGTAACGCATGGCAAGTATTAATTTCAGGCAATACATTTTATAGATGTATAACTGATATTTGTTTAATAGGAACAAGCAATACAGCACCACAAGATGTAATTATTGAGAATAATACATTTTCAAATTCACCTGCAAGTACAGATGTAAATATCTATTCAGGCGGGAGTGGATTTAGTGGTGGATTGGTGATTCGAAACAATGTATTCGGAGCATTACCAGCAATCGGTTCAGGTTCAGTAGGCTTATACACATTGTTAAATATTACCGGTACAAGTTCAGCAGGTATGTTTGTAGACAATGTATTCGGAGCATTAGGAACAACTGCAGGTTGGGGAGACGGAAAAGCTGCAGCAGATATCGCGGATGGTATTTGGACAGCTCGAAATTACTCAGCAGCAGGACTAATCGTCAGAGAAGCAACTTAAAATGGCAAAGAAAAAATCTAAACCAGTAGTTGAAGAAGCGATTGAAGCAGTTGAACCAGTTGAACCAGTTGAAGAAGTTATGCCAGAAGAACCAAAACTCAACAGATTTAAGAATAATTCCCAAAAAGGAATAAAGATTAAGTTAGTTGATGGAAGAAACATTAAGTGGTTAACTGTGAAGCCAGGCGACATCGTGACAATTCCAAAGAAAATTGCAAAAGCAAACAACCTTGTAAAAGTTGAATAAATAATTTATTTTTTTTTATTTTTTTATTTTTTCTTGTTTAGAAAAACAAGAGGTCGAGGGACCTAAACCCAACTAAATGGAGAAACAAAGAAATGATAACACAGCAAACAATCACCGCGACTGTAGCAGCAGGCGGGACTGGAGCAACTGCAGATACTGAGATGATCATGGGAGAAATCCTAAAGGTAAGCATGGATGTTACTGGAGATTCTATGGATATCAATCTTGATTCACTTGGCGAACAAGTCGCCCAAGCAATCATAGATTATACCGGGAACACAGACTCAACATTTTATCCAAGAGCATTCCAGGAAGGCATAACCGGAACAGATTTAGTATACATAGCATCCGGAGAAGAAATACCAACACCATTTGTAGTATACGGAAAGTTGAGATTAACATTGGCTAGTGCTGCAGCGGCAGAAACGGTCACTATGACAATTACATACAGACAATAAAATGGAATTCATCAATCGAGGGAGTCCAGTTAAGATTCGTATAGGACAAGCAAGCGATTGCTATTGGACCACAATAAGAAAAGGAAAAGTCGTAGATTTAACTATGGAAAAAGGTCTTGCTTATGGATTCTCCATTAAAACAACTGAGGGTCAAATAGGCAATCAAGTAGTTGAGACAAAACAGATTGATACAGTAAATGATACAGTAAAAACACCGGGAATCCCGGTAAAAGACTTCTTAAAAGAATTATGTTCAATTAAAGGAATCGGTAAAAAAACGGCTGAGGACATCATAAAAATATTCCCTGTACGTGAAGAACTAATTAAAAAAATACGGGCAAGTACCGATACAAACGCGCTTCCATTCAGGGAAAATACTTGCGAAGTTTTAATGGAGGCTTATGGTACCTAGATCATTAAACACAGATGGATGTGAGTTCGGAAGAATGGTCAAAAAGGATCTTAATTTTTTGGTCAAGAAGATTGAAGATGGTTTTGGGAATATTAGCGTGAGGTTGGACAAATCAGATAAAAACCAAGTTGAATTATTTAATCATCAATCAGGCAGACTTCCAATGTGGACAACAATTTTAATCACTATTCTTGGTAGTATTGTGACTGGATTATTAGTAGCGGCGGTGAAAGGATAATGGCAGATGATGGTGACTTCGCAACGGTCGCAGAAGTTAGAAGAATTAGTGGTATAGCCTCAACAGAAATAAGTGATGCAGACGTAGGCGCAATGATAACTGATGCAGAAGCAAAGATTCCAAGATTTTTTAATACATATTTTAAACCAACTGAAAAAATAGAGATTAATGACGGAGATGGAACGTCTAGACATCATCTCGAGAAAAACCCGGTGTTGGGAGTTAGAGCCCTTAAAATTGACGGAACAGCTGAAGATGTGGCAAATTTAGAAATACAAAAAGATTCGGGTTATATTTTTCTAGGATCCGGAGCAGATATCTCAACATTTTCATACAAGAAAAATGCCATTGTAGTAAAATACTTATATGGGAGTGTTATACATTCTCAGACAGTCAAAACAACTTCTTCAGCAGATGAAGTGGCAGGTACTGCAGTCTCAGTTGCAGTTGCAAGCTCAACCGGATTTGCTGAGGATGATTGGGTTGAAATTCTTGGGATGGATGGATATCGAGAAGCGGCAAAAATAAGTTCAATTACTGATTCGACTAATATAGTTTTAGATCAATTAGTTTTAACGCATGAGTCCGGGAGCAGTATCGTCAAGTTAGAAATAGAACACATATTTATTGAATTAATGAATACCGTTTGCGCGATAGCATCTGTTGCGCGAATAATTGGTCAATCTTATACTGATATAGTTGGTTATACTTTAGCAGAGATGCATGTTCAAAAAGGTGAACCTTACACACAATGGAGGGAAACGGCCAACCAGTTAATCCGGTTAAGGGAAGATATCATGAAGAGGATTAGCATAAGGCCAAGCGTACAATGAAATTAATCTTGTTTAGTATTTTATGCATGTTTTCACTAATCTTGGTTAGTGCTGCAGACTTTACGCCCCAGGGAGATATTAATTTAAGAGATGTTTATAACATAGAAAACGCACTCGGCATTGACGGAGTGAATGCAACCTTCGATGAAAATGTAACAGCTGGATATTTCATAGGTGATGGAAGGTTTTTGACTAATATTGATACAAGTAGTATATGGGATTATAATCAAACAACCCCGGCAATAACTTATGCAACTCAATTAAATTCGTCACAAGCTAATTGGGTAGACTACTTTTTTATTAGATTTACAGAAATAGTTGGACAAGTAGGTAATTGGACTGCTGATAAAACTAATTATTATACTTGGCCAGTAATTGATGCTTTTAATTTGTCTCATTGGACAGATGATTTAGGAGATAGAGGATATACCTCACTTACAAATTTCTCGAATGATTTGGGCATAGGAAATTGGTCTGGAGATAAATCAGATTATTATACTTCAACCCAAACAGATACAGAGATAGAAAACGCAAATACTTCTGTGGTGGCCTATGCAGACAGCCAAGACGTTGTTTATAATGACTCTATGAAAAGCTATGTAGATGGATCCTTTATTACTCAAGCAAATGAGGGAAATCTAAATGTTAATTCTTCAGGTTATTGGGATGATATAAATACAATCAATTCAACTCAATTAGAAGATTCAAGTGGAGAATTAAATATTAAAGAAAGTTGGTTGACTACATTTTGGAATAAGATTTTTAATACTAAAGATACTGATGATTTAACAGAAGGATCAACTAATTTATATGACAATCAAACGTGGAATGAAACTCGAGCTAATGGACTTTATGCAGGTATTGAATGGGATTACAACCAAACTACTCCAGCCATCACAAAAGCTACAGAAATAGATACTGCGACAAATACTACAATGAAATCGTATGTAGATTCACTTGATACATCCACAAACACGAGTATGAAATCTTATGTTGATAGTTTAGACACATCAACTAACACTTCACTTTATGACTGGGTAGTAGCTCAAGCTTATGCTCCTATTCTAGACTTGGTAGGTTTATTGGGAAACTGGTCAGCAGACAAGGTAGATTATTCAACCACAGTTGCAGCAAACTTGTTATATTCTACAATAGATGAACCACTTTGGACAGATAACTCTTCAACAGTTGCAAGAATAGGCAATTGTCCAGCTGGTCAAGTAGTTATGA